GACGATCAGCTATACCGAGGCGATCAAGTTCAACGCCGACCAGGTCCAGGTCAACGCCGACAAGTCGATCAACTGGCGCCTGAGTCTCTCCGCCGCGCAAAAAGAAGTGCGCGACCTGACCGCCGCGCAGCGGGATGAGATCGCGATCGCGCAGGAGGCGGGCGCGACGACGGAGCAGCTCACCAACAAATACGGCATCAGCGCGACGGCGCTCGAGATCCTCGCGGACCGGCAGAAAGCCGCCGCGGCCGCGACCGCCGAACATCGGCGCGAACAGGAAGCGCTCGACCGGGCCTACGACAAGTTGATGAGCGACACCAAGAACGCGAACCAACTCGCGATCATGGAGGCCGACGCCACGAACCAGGCGACCGAGGCGCTCAACAAAAAAACCGCCTCGCAAAACAACCTCCTGACGCACCTCGCCGGCCTGAACAAGGTCACGCAGGACGCGATCACGTTCGATCAGAACTACCAGAAGGAACAGGCGGCGCTCGACGCCGAGAACCAGCAACTCGCGGCCTCCTTCACCGCGACGGGCGAGGCGGCCGCCGCCGGCAACCAGGCCGCGACCGAGGGCGTCGCGCAGACGACCGCCGGGTATGCGGGCCTCACGCAGCAAGTCAACATCAGCGCGGACGCGATCCGCGGCTGGATCGCGCTGCAGCAGTTCACCAACCAGGCGAACGCGATCCTCCGAGAAAACTCGCTCTTTACGACGGGCAGTCAACTCGAGCGGATCGGGAAGCTCCCGATCCCGGGGTTTGCGTCGGGGGTGGAGAATTTCGGCGGCGGGCTCGCGAAGGTCCACGGCGGCGAGGTCCTCGCGAATCTCCCGGCGGGGACGTCGGTCTTTCCCCGCGGCCAGGGCCTCGGTGCGAATATCTCGAACGTGTTCAACCTGGTCGATTCGGAATCGAACCTGGCGCGGCGCGTCTCGGAATTGATCATGCGCCAGGTTCGCGCCGGGACGCAGTTAGGAACCGCCTGAGATGCACGCGACCAACGTCCTCGAGAACGCGCTCGTCGATCACCTGTTCCGGACGGCGACGTTCGCGAAACCGGCGGCGCTGTGGATCGCGCTCTTCACCGCCGCGCCCAGTGATCCTGGCGGCGGGACCGAGGTCGCCGGCGGCGGCTATGTCCGCGTGAATCTCCCGCCCTCGAACACCAACTGGGCCGCGACGCAGGGCGGGACGAGCGCCTCGAGCGGGACGGGCGGGCAAACGTCGAATGCGATCCCGGTGACCTTCCCCGTCCCGACGGCGGCCTGGGGCACCGTGACGGCCTTCGGGCTCTATGACGCGCCGACGGGCGGCGTCCTCCTCATCTGGGCTCCGCTCACCACGAGCCGGCCGATTCTCCTGGGGGACCCGGCGCCGTCGTTTGGCGCGGGCGGCCTCACCGTGACCGTCGCCTAACCGCGGGGACTGATAATGGCTTTCGACGCCCACAAGAACCTCGCGATTACCGCCGTCGCCACGGCCCCGAGCCCGCCGACCTCGGGCCTCTCGCTCGTGGTCACCGCCGGCGAGGCGGCCCGCTTCCCGGCGCCGCCGTTCAACGCGACCGTATGGCCCGCGAGCGCAATCCCGACGCCCGTGAACGCCGAGGTCGTGCGCGTCACCGCGATCACGACGAACACCCTGACGATCGTCCGCGCCCAGGAGGGGAGCGTCGCGCGCGCGATCACCGTCGGGGACCTCATCGCCGCGACCGTCACCGCCAAGACGATCACCGACCTCGAGGCGCAAGCCCCGATCACCGGGACCTGGACGCCGGTCCTCGCCGGCGACGGCGCGACCTCCGGCCAGGTCTACACCACCCAGACCGGGATCTACGTCAAGGTCGGGCGGAGCGTCTTCGCCTACGCGTACATCAATCTCCAGGTGAAGGGCACGACCTCGGGCCTCCTCCAGATCCAGGGCCTCCCGATCGCCGCGACCGCCGAGATCCCCGCGCAGTCGATCGGCTCGTCGAGTCAGTGGATCTTCGCCCCGCCAGGGTTCTACGCCGTCGGGGGCGTCGTCGGCGCCGGCGGCACGGTGGTCTACCTCCGCGGCGTCACGGCGCAGGGGGACCTCAATACGAACCTGACGACCGCGGCCCTTAAAGACGGGTCACAGATCTCGATGCCGATCTTCTATCTCGCCGCCTGAGAGCTCGCGATGTTTGGCGCCCTCACCTTCGCCGGCGCGCCCTTCGCGGGGGTGGTCGTGCTGTCGGCGTCGCTGCTCCGGGGCGACGCCACGATCACGATCACGGCCGCCGGGACGCTCAGCGTCCCCGGCACGATCACGATCGGCGGCGTCGACGTGCGCGGGCGGGTCCGGGTCGCGGGCCTGGTGATCCGCGACATCCTCAACGACGCGCCGAATACCTGCACGCTCACCCTCGAGGGCGACGGCCCCGCCATTGGGCAACGCCTCCGGATCACGCTCACCGACGGATCGCGCGTGCTGTTCGCGGGCACCGTGCAAACGGTCGATCAAGCGTTCGAAGGCCGGCCGGACCATCTCGCCTGGCACGTGACCGCGATCGACGATACGGCGCGCGCCAACGCCCGGCGGCCCTTCGGGACCTGGATCGACACCTCCGCGACGACGATCGCGCGCGAGATGGCCGCGGCCTTCGTTCCGGACTTTTCGACGGCCGGGATCGAGGCGGGGCTCCCGCCCGTGTCGATCGTCTTCGATGGCTCGGAGACGGTGATCGGCTGTCTCGCGCGCCTGGCGACCGCGGTCGGCGGCTACTGCAAGATCGAAGACGGGATCCTGTATCTGTTCACGGACGACCCGACGGACCCGCCGGACCCGATCGACGACGCGCATCCCTTCCTGTTCAATCCGCCGATCCAGGTCAATACCGACGCCTCGCAACTCCGGACCCGCGTCTACGGGAAGGGCTACGGCGAGCACATCGTCGCCGACCTCGCGATCGGCGAAACCCTGATCCCGATCCAGGACGGCGTCAACTTCCCGCGCCTGGGCGGGACCGCGATCGCCGCGCTCACGGCCGACGGCGCGCAGTCCGACCGCGTGACCTTCGCGGGTGTCGAGCTCGCCGGCGGGGGGACGCTGGTCGGCCCGGGCGCGGCGCCGGGCGCGGCGCCGACCTTGGCCCTCCAGGGCGGCGCGGGCGTCACCGCGGGGCCGCACACGGTCAGCGTCGTGTATGTGACGGCGCTCGGAAAAACCCTCGCCGGCCCGCCGGGTGCGATTACCGCGGGCGTCCACGCGCCGCCTGATGACGCGCCGGCCGCGGGCGCGCCGCTCACCGGCACCGGCCCCGATCAGGGATCGCACGACTACACCGTCTCCTTTGTCACGGGTTACGGCGAGACTACGGCGGGGGCGATTAGTAACGCGATCACCACATCGGCCGCCGCCGGACAACTCCCGGCGCCGACGGGAAACCTCGGACTCGATCTGAATGGCCCCCACGCGGGCAACGTGGAAATCGGTTTTCATATTTACCGCGTCACGTTTGTGAATAGCCAAGGGGAAACCGAATTAGGGACACAGACAAGCGGCACCACGCAAGTGATGGGCGGCCCCGGCCAAATGGTTCCCATTGTCGGCCCCACGGTGGGCGGAACCGGCGGCAACCTCACGCCCGGAAAACGCTATTTCTATATCGCGGTGTATTACACCGCGAACGGGGAAACCACCGGCAACATGGGCCCGCACGATATAGACGAAACCCTCACCGCCGGACAAAACGCGATCACCGTAAACGGCCTGCCTACCGGCACCGAATTGGGCGCGGCCCAAAGCAATGTGATCGGCCGGAAGATTTATCGGCACGAAGAAACCTCCAACGGTAGTTGGTCGGGGGGCCCGTGGTTCTTAGTCGCCACGATCGCGAATCTCGGGGCCACCACATACGTGGACACCGTAGCCCAAGCCTCCGCCGCCACCGGCCCCTCCCGCACGTTTAATAATCTCAGCAACGTCAGCACGGCGGGGCCGCGCACGATTCCGGTTTCCCTTATTCCGATCGGCCCCGCCGGCACCACGGCCCGCCGGATCTATCGCGGCCGTGTGAATGTCTCTGATCCCACGCAAGTGTTTTTAGCGGGCACGCTCAACAACAACACCGCGACCACGTTTTCTGATGCGGGCGCGGATGCGAGTTTAGGGGCGCTTGGCCCCTCGTCAAATACCACCGGCACGGCTGTACAACGTGTGCCCCTGACAAATATTCCCGTCGGCCCGATCTCCGTCACGGCGCGCAAACTCTATCGGCGCTTCAACGGCGCGGGGACGTTCAAGCTCGTCACGACGATCGCCAACAACACCGGGACCTCGTACACCGATAGCACGCCCAATAGCGGCCTCGGCGCCGCGGCCCTCACCGTCGCGACGGCGATCGGGCATCAGATCCTGGTGGGCCTGCCGAAAGGGGCCCAGGCGGTGACCGCCCGCGAGGTCTACATGTCGCCGACGGATAACCAGGCCTTCCGCCTCCGGGTCGCAACGATTCCTGACAACACGACGGCGACCGTCACGATCACGACGCCGGACACGGGCCTCCTGGGACAACCGACCGAACCGATCGCCGACACGTCGGGGCTGGCGCAACCGCAAGGCCAGGTCAACCCCGGATCGACCGTGCTCCCGCTCGCGGCCGCGGCGACGTTCAAACCCGGCGGCGGCTGGGTGTCCCTCGCCGGCGGGCAGACGGTGCGCTACCAAGGGATCAACGCGCAAACCTTGATCGGGATTCCGCCGACCGGCGCGGGGGCGATCACGACGACCGTGCTCTACGGGAGTCAGGCGATCCCGGCGCCGATGCTCGTCGGCGTGACGGGCGTCGTGCACGCGATCCTCAAAGGGTCCGCGATCCACATCTGGGTCCAGCGCGACGATCTCCTCGCGCAAGCGGAAGAGGCGGCGCGGTCGGGCGGGGACGGGGTCATCGAATACCTCCTGGTCGATGCGCGCCGGACCGTCGACTCGCTCACCGATCGCTGTGACGCCGACCTCGCGATGTTCGCGCGCCCGCTCGTCACCGTCGCCTATGCGACGCGGGACCTCAAGACGAAATCCGGCAAGACGGTCGTGATTGATCTCCCGTCGCAACGCCTCGCGGCGACGCTAACGATCCAGGAGGTCACGATCACCGAGATCGATCTCGCGAAGGGCCTCCCGCCGCGCTTCAGTGTCAAAGCCTCAAGCGTCCGGTTCTCACTCGAGGACACCCTCCGCCGGTTGATTGCCGGCGGCCAGGTCGTCGGGGGCTCGACGTGATCCTGGTCGATACGCTCGTCGTGCTCGCCGTCGTCGTGGCGCTCCTCGTGTTCTCGCTCCGCTCCCATCCAAAGGACAAACCGAAATGATCGCGCCTGTCTCGACCACGCTCCGATCCGCGAGTGGCTTGTATGTGTGTGCGGAGAACGGCGGCGGCGGCGAGGTCGTCGCGAACCGCACCCAGGCCGGCCCGTGGGAAACCTGGACCGTCCACACCTACGACGACGGGCGCGTCGCGCTGCAAGCGCATGACGGGCACTACCTGACCGCCGAGCTCGACGACACCGTCCGCGCGCGCGCGCTCGAGTCGGGCGAGTGGGAACGCTTTACCTACGAGGTCCGCGATGTCGGCGTCGCGCTGCTGTCGTGCCACGGCAAATACCTGTGCGCCGAGGGCGGCGGCGGCGCCCTGGTCGTCGCCGATCGCGTCCCCGGGCCGACCGTGCCGGGCGAATGGGAATTTTTCGCCTCGAGCACCCCGTTCTGGATCCCGCCGCCGCCGCCGAATCCGAACCATCTCACCGGGGCGCTCACCCGATCCGATCGCGTGATCGGGGACGCCTCGGGGCCGCGCATCGTCATGGCGTGTCACTTCATGGAGGGGTTTTCCGCCTGGTGTCACGGCAAGACGATCGGCGCGCTCGACGTCCGGACCCAACTCGAGATCATCGCGGAGGAGTACGGCGTCGTGCGGAACCTGGACGTGCTCGGCTACTGGGACGCGAACCGGCCCGGCGACGCCGACGAGTGGGAGGCCTGGCGCGGGCGGGAGGTGACGCCGATCCCGTTCGTCGCGAATAGTGGCGCCGAGATTCCGGCGACCCCGAACTACTGGGACCGCAAACGCGAGTACGTGACATTGCTCCATGAGCTCGGCCTCAAAATCTTCGACGACCGCGGCGATATGAATAGCTGGGACGACGAGGAGAAGGTCGATCACATGTTCCGGAACGGCGAGTTTTACGCGAGCCTGCCCTTCGGGCGCGAGGTCCTCGCCGGCGTCTGGGCGATTAACGAAGCCTGGCAGAACGGCGGCGACGACCGCGAGCTCCTCCAGCGCATGATCGACGCCTTCGAAACCGGCGCCGGCTGGCTCCCGGCGGTCCGCGGGTTGTCGTCCCCGGGCGGGAGCTCGGACCCGGACGCGCTCGAGGCATGTGATCCGCCGATGACCTCGTGGGAGGCGGAGATGCCGGACTCGTTTGTCTACTGGTCCGAGAACCCGGCGACGGCGATCACCTGTCACGGCAACCGCGGCGACCACACGCACATTGTTGAGCACTACTTCGGGTATGGCTACGACGAGACGATCCGCGACACCGGCCAGCCTGTCGTCAATACCGAGCCCGTGGGCGGCGGCGACGGCGTCAGCGTCGGCCAGGTCAACGACCCCGAGCTCCTGTGCGCCTTGACCGCCGCGGCGCTCCTGGGCGGCCAGGCGTGGACGTTCATGTCGGGGAATGGGGTCTTTTGGAACGGGCCGGTCCACGAGATGCCGGGCTTTATCGAAGTCGCGCGCCTGCCGCAATTCCTGCCGACCGACATCGCGACCTTCCCGGTCTTCTGTCACGCCGGGACCCGGTTCGCCGGCGTCCGGATCCTCGCCGCGGTCGACCCGACCCGCGCGGAACACGCGATCGCGCCCGACGGGCGCTTTGTGATCGTCGTGCACACGCAGGAGCAAGCCGGCAACGCGCTCCCCTGCGAGCGGGCGTGTTCGATGTTCCGGGTCATCAACATGCTGAACGGCCAGATCGAGCGGGACGGGCCGCTCGCGGTCGGCGAGACGTATCTGCATGAGGGCGTCGCGCGCCTGGTCGTCGGGCAGCTCGAGCCCGCGGCCGCCAGCGCGACGATGTCCACGTGGAACGCGCTGATCCCGACGATCCACCGCCGCGGCGGCCGCCTCGAGCGGATCGCCCGTCGCCTCCCCGGCCGTGGGTGGCTGGCATGAGGCGCCGCATCAACGGGACGGCCGTCGAGGCCCCGCC